CATAATATGTATCTATATCTAAGCTAGAAACATCCGCCATGAGCCACATTCCTTCAGGAATAGTGTCCTTGGGCGTGAATCTGTCCATATCTCTTTTAGTGTACGGATAACTATATCCAGTAGATGTATGTGTTTTTAGATATTTAAACCAGGCCATATTATTCTACTTCTGTATATATAATTTCAAATTCTGGAGAATAAGATATATCATCATCTATCTCAATATTAATAACTGTAGTAAAAACAGGAATACCACCATCTAGTATATCAGGTATAAATCTTTGAATGCTTAAAGATAACGGTTGTTTAGCAATAGATTCATCTTCCGAGTTTGCCAGTCTTGCTGTATCGTAATCAATATCAATCGATCTAATCTTAATAGACCCATCAGATCCAGTATGATTATGCCCAGCTAAATCTAGCCCACCAATCCTAGTACCAGAAACAACATCAATGTCTCCAGTGATAGTCCCTCCATCTTTTAAAAGATATTGAGGATGATGATCCGCTTCAAGATCATCTAGCCTTGCATGGCTGGATTCAAAAGTATTATTTCTATTTTTATTTACAGGAGCCATTCTAAAAATAGTGCTATAAATATCATCATTTACATCTTCTAGTATTTTACGCTTTTGAACAGCCCTACTTGCTAATTGTGCAATATTATGAGCAAACCTTCTTTTCTCATGTATTAACATAAATACAGCATCTGCTCTTGATATGAACATTTCAAATCTTTCAACAAGATCTGCATGAATAGATGCAAAGTTGCCTTGTAAAACATTTGTTGCAAGTATGATCTCTTTTGCAAGTTCGGGAAATTGTTTTTTAAAATTAGTAGTATTAAATTCTAAATCCAAGGGTTCAATAAGATCATTTGCCATTCTTAATGAATTACTGAGATATCTTTTATAGAAGATTTCAGAATTATCTACAAGATCTCTTTTTAAAGATCCTAATAGATCGTTAATTTCTTCATCAACAGCATTTAGTCTAATGGCAAAAAAAGCTTGGAACTGCGCGGCTTGTTTTTTTGTGATTTTATCCACTTCGGCATTGGGTATCTCTCCTGGTTTGGATAAGATTGTGCTGGCAATCCGGCGCGTATAGTGTACTGCCATCTTTGCCCATGTGTCATACCTGAGTGCAATTTTTTGCTGTGATTCATTTTCATAATCTTCTCCAAAATCAAACAATAAAGATGATTTAATATTATTTATTTCGCTAAAAAAATAGTTTAATAATTTTCTTAGTTGAAAGAAATATGAAAAAGTTGACTGTGAGATCAATTCATCATATTCAGCTACTAGCCGTCTACTTGCACCCGATGCATGTCTCTCGGCGAATAGATATTCATCAAAACAGATATATGGTGGTGGGGAAGATGCAGACATAGTTTCGGGAAGAGCGGTTATACTAGCAACCTCTTTCCATATTCTAGTATGAGCATCATCTAAGTCTGGTTCAATATACGGATTAATAAATAGCTTACGAAGAAGTGCATCCTCCATTCCTCTTCTAGTCTCTTCTATCATCTGCTCAGTTCCAATAACTTGATTCTTAATAGACGACAGAGGAAGAGAATAAGTGCTTGCAAAAGAATACGTTTGAGTATCGGTAGAGTTTCCAAACTTAATTTTAATAGCTTTATCTAATGATGGATCATTAAAGGCTGCACCGCTGAATTTGTAATCAGCATACAAGTCCTTTGTCACTGGCAAAGATTGATTAGTTCCACTGATAGTCATTATTACCTCTAGAAAGTTTTCCTTGTAATCCTAGTACCGCTTCTAATTGATTTTCTAGCATTACCGACACTCAAGGCCTGTGCCCTGCCTGATATTATGTGATTAGAAGATTCTGTAGAATCATCTTTATTATTCATCAAATTATTAAGGAACACTTGATTAGAGAATGATTCAACATTGGAAGCAAAACCTGTTTTAGAAAACTCTCCATAATTCTGTGTTACAGCCAAAAGAGCAAGTATAAGTGCATCATGTGCGTGATCCATAGCTGACCCACCAGCTTCGAATACCGGTCTACCGCTATTGGTGGTCCTAACAACAATATATGATATTAACTGCATGTAAAGTTCTTCATCGTTCTCTGAGAAAAGTATTTCTTCTCTTTCTAGATATTGACGAAGATTATCTACCATAAATGGTTTTATTTCTTTCTTAATCATAAGCTTTGTATATGGATCACGTACTTCAATTGTTTCCGCAAAACTTACACCTCTAACTCTTTCTTTAAGTTTAGAAGATGGATTTTCGACACCATGCTTACGAAGTAACTCAACTTGTACCTCACCAAATCCACGGTCAACATAAATATGTTTTGGACTAAATAAACTATTAAGTTGAATAATTCTATCTACTGCTTTAGTTAAAGTGTATTCAGATTTACTTATCTCTTCGCGATAACAAACTCTAACTTTATTCCTAAATCTTTCTTCTTCATAGTTATCTGCACATACCTCAATTACGACGATATTAGTGCCTGCTCCATATTTGTCCCAGTCAACGCCAATAATATGAAATGATCTTGCCGATGTGATTTCTGGATTATAATTCCAACTAGGCTCAACAAATGCCATATCAACAAACTTACGAGGATAAACCCCTTCTGAATCTTCACCCCAGTCAGCTTCTATTTCATGCCTGTAAGCGCTAGGTGAATACTGTTCCCGGAATTCTTCTTCCTGCTCTTTACTAAAAAAGGGATTACAGTAAGAAGGAAACCAGAATTCTGTAAACCTTTGTGAAAGTGACCATTCCCAGAACCTTTCTCTTCTTCCAGTTGGAGTAGAAGCACCAATAAGAATCTTATCAGGTTGATCTTCAGCGGTTTTCTGCAACATTGCGTAGAGCGCATCTAAATCTCCTGGATGCATATAATCCATTTCATCAAGAACAATAAGATGTGCCTCTTGACCACGGGCAACGTCGCTTTTTCCGCCACTCCTCATTCCAGATGTAAAGAACCTAATAGTTGAACCATTAGTGAACTGAATCATAAACTGTGGACTTGTCACTTTTCGAATTATTGAATTCATCACAGATTCATTCTTTGCAGCAATGCGTAAAACTTCTTGATAAATAAGTTCAACATGGGTCTTCATCGGTGCAACCACTAAAGATCTACCATCTTTGTGAGTATAACTATAATGAAGCAGTTGGACAGCCAATGAAAATGACTTCCCTAAGCGACGACCAGCTCTTAAAACTTTTCTAAGAGATGGATCACGTAAAATAAGTATTTGATACGCACGTAATTCTATATCAAGAAAGTTTTTAGCCCAAGTAACCGGATCTTTAGCAATATGCAACTGCCTTTGATGTTCGGAACTAATACCAGCATTAAGTAGTTCAAGATCTAACTCAAAAGGTTCATCAATCAAAAGTGCTAATTCTTCATTTGTCATTATTCGACTTGTAACAGGAGTTCCATCATTCCAGTTAAGATGACTTAATTTATTCGCAAAGACCCATTCGATACGATTTATTTGTTTAATAAGTTCAGGTTCTTGTGCGCGAATTATCTCTAATAGATCTTCTCTTGAGAGTTTAGCTAACTTTTTCCTGAATTCTTTTCCGCTATTAAATACGCTCATATATCACCCAAAATGTGCTGCCATCATTGAAGCCTCTGACCCTAAAGCACTCCTTGCATTAAGCTGAGAATTCTGAATTGCCATAACCCCTCTTGCGCGAGACGTTGCTGCTACTTCAGTATCTTTATATCCCATTCCAAATAATGGTTTATTAATAGTGCCTTTCATAGATTTTACACTATCTTTAGCAAGATTGATCCCACTTTTTACAACTTCTCCCGCCATCTTACCCAAGTCGTATACCATTGCAGCTGTTGCAACAATATTAAGACCCGGTATAGCCATTGCCAATGCTCTTGCTCCCAATACCTTTGCTCCAGCTTTAGTGCCAATTGCTTTCATTACGCCTTCTGCTCCTAGAGTCTTGAATGCGCCATGCTGTAAAATTTGCTCTGCTCCTTCTTTTCCAAGAAGTCTAATACCAGCT